ATGTTTAGCATAGTGTGCAATCAATATTGCATCTGCTGTTTTTAATGTTAGTTTCTTAGCTATCTTAGGGTACATATCCTTTGATAACTGTTTTAAGTAATTTTTTCGTTCTTGTTTCTTTAATTTGGCAGGGCACCCTATAGCTTTCATCCATACTTGAGGAGTCACATAGTGTGGTTGTATTTCGTGTGATGCTATAATTCCTTCCCATCGCCCATAATTTTGAGCAAATGTGAAGACGGATGACCTGCCATCATGAGGTCTTGCCCAGACCTTTTCAAGCATGACGAGGACACGGTCAGCGGGAGTAGAGCCAACCATTAGTGCGAACATAAGTGACATGTCATGAACTGATTCTGGGCATTTTTTAACCTCATTGCCATCCTTAGATAGAACGGCAATTCCGCCACCCTTACCAGGGTCTATTCCTATAAATTTAGTCAAAGGGTAACGTTCTTGTGTCATTTTTCTCTCCTGGGTTTGTTAAGTCTAATACATCGTCATATATCGTACATACACTTCCATTATATCCAAGCATAATCTCTCCAGTCTCACCATATCTCACCTTACTTGCTACTAGATATATTTCATTTGCACTATGCGTGGCTCTATCTACTTTATACGGATAATATACGAAAAACACATTTTCTGCAACTTGTTCTATTGCTCCTGATTCTGCGAGGTCTGATAGCTGTGGCCTCTTAGCACCACCACCTCTACTTTCTATGGACCTATTTAATTGTGAAGCCATGATAACAGCACAGTCATTCTCTTTAGCAAGCCATTTATAATCATTTACTAATCTCTCAAGTTGCAATCTTCTCACATCTTCTTTGCCAGTGGGAGTGATAAGTTGTATATAGTCATCTATAATTACGTCTGGCTTAAACTTCTTCACCTCTGAAGCTGTCTTGGGAAAGTCTCTAATATTATCAAACATTACAAATCTTTCTTCTCCATACTTCTCTGTGATAATAGCTCTTGCTTTTTGTAGTAATTTTACCGTACCTTCAGTCAAGACACCCCTCCTGACATCACCATAATCTAGCTTTGGCATTTCAATACACAATATCTTCTTCATAACCTCTGTATTAGGAAGCTCTCTATTAAAGACAGCAACCTTATACCCATTTCCGATTAAAGAAGCTAGTAAATTGACTAGAAAAGTTGTCTTTCCATGACCAGGTCTACCACCTACAATGGTTATCTCTCCTCTGGTTAATCCTCCTGCAAAACTGTCGATATTTCTAAAGCCAGTCTTTATCATTTTATAGCTACCATCTCTCATAGAAGATGCTGTTTCATTCATCACCTCATGTATGTCAAACTTATCTCCTGGTCTAACTCTTAAAAGCTCTCCCATAAGACTGTGCGTGTTAGTGATTAGTTTATATACATCATCACCATGCTTAATAACATTGTGCTGTATATTCTCAGCTTCTCCTACAATTCTGCGTAAAAGATATTTCTCATATATCTTCTGTGCATACGTCTCTGTCATACCATTACTGCACGCATTATTAGTGCAATCAACGACATATCCTTTTGTTGCTCCTTGTGTTATCTCATCTTGAGTTAGAGATGCACACATAGTTATCAAGTCTATATGTCCACCTTTTTTAATCATCTTGGTAAGTTTAGTCCACAATGCTCTAGCTCGCTGCTGCGAGAAAACATTTAGGTCAGTAACGTAGTGTGCTACTGAATTATACTCCTTTGGATTGAGGATGAGACTCCCAATCACCACATTTTCTGTGGCTTCATCTTTTAACTGGTCCATGGTTACTCCCTTATTTTTTTATTCTTCTGGTGATGTGAAATGAGCATTATACTCATCAACGATATGGTCTAATTCAACATCATTGACTTTGTATAAAGTACCATTATTAGCAGGCAACTCTTCAAGAGGTCTGCTTTTAAGATACAATCCTACATGTTGCTCATTTAGTATCCTCATCAATAGTTCCTTTACTATCATCTGCTTTCTCCTTTTTCTCTTTTAAATGCTTAAGAAATGCTTCGTCATCTGATTTGTATGCAACATACTCCTCAAACACCATCCCTAGAGAATCAACCTTATGATTTACTAGAGTCAGGTCGTGAATCAGATTTTCCGCTACTTCCTTTACTTCGTTTAGTGTTGGTTTTTTTGGTTTCTTTTTCATCTACAATCTCCTCTTCTTCTTTAACTTCATCTAAGATTTCCTGCAATATATCTTTCATTGACTGTACTTCTCTTTTAAGCATATCAATATCTTTCTCCATATCTATTGCTCTACCCATTATTTTTCTCCTTTTCATTATATTTTTCTAACTTTTCTCTAAAGCCTTCATACATATACTCAGCATAGCCAACAAGATGAGACCTAGAACTTTTTATCTTCCCTTTCCAGTAAACTATCTGGTCATGCAAGTAATCTACATATTTTCTCAATCTATATCCTCCGCATCTCTCCAGTCTTGCTTCTTATTCTCATTATCTTCAACCATGCCCCAGAATAATCTACAATAGACTTGTATATCTGTTAGTCTTCCTCGCACATCTTCTCTCTGTGACTTGTGCCCATCAGCATATGCACAAAGACCGTCAATATGTTTAATCATATACACTAGCACTACTTTTTCTCTAGGCACTCCAATAAACGATGCTACTCTCTCGAAGTTTGCAAACACATTATCTAAGTCTCTAGCATATTCACCCTGTCCATCATCTCTAGTCTGATTAACAATGTTATCTATCCTTTTCATTAGCATATTCATTTCATGTTTATTCATAACTCCTCCTATATCATCTGTTGACGTTTTTTTCTTTTAGGTGTCATCTGCTGATAGTCTGAGCCAATCATTGCGCATAAAGGCCAACCATTTGGCATCTTCTCTAGCTTTTTTCTATACTCTTGTATCTTTTTCATCATGGGTTTATTCATTTTCTTCTCCTATTGGATAATAAACTAATACATGTGCACTACATTGTGAACATGATAAATTTGTTACTATTCCTTCTCCTTCCATGCCATAGTCCTCATAGTCATGGTCTCCTCCCCAAATCAACTCTTCATTACAATGCCAACAATTCATACTCCCTCCCTTAGAGTCTGGGGGCTGTTATAAGCTACATTAGCCCGCCCCCATTCTCTTTTCGACGAGATAACACCACCTTGGTGCTACCTAAACCAGTGGGAGACTTGAACCAGAGCAAAAGAATGGGTATCATGAACCCTAAAAAAGCCCTTCCACGTCCTCACGGATAGTGGGGTCTCCCAAATTGCTACTTTTGTATATGTCTATACACGGTAGCTCTTGATACACCCACAATTTTAGATATTCTACTTCCTTTGAATCCTAGTCCATATAGGGTGTTAATTAGGAGCTCTTTGCCCCAACCTACTTTCTTTCTTTTATCTTTAGAACGGTATATCATCACCAGCCTCCATACTCTTAACTTCTCCGCCTTCCCAAGTCTTTACAAACTTGACAACGTATGGTGTTCTTTCTTTTCCGTCTTGAGTAGTATATGGTTTCCCTTTATCTATAATTGCTATAGCAGGCTTACCATTTATCTCGCTCGTGCTAAGTGAAGGCAAAACTTTAACTTCTACATCTTGCCCGTCCATTTGTACAACTTTCTTTTCGATGTCTATATTTAATGTTTCACAAAACCTAAAGTACGATTTATTGCCCTCTGCATTAGATACAAAGTCATCACCTTCTTCTGGCTCTAGGAATCTAAATATTCCACCGCTTCTATAACTTCTTCCAATATAATCTTTACCAGAAGCTGTCATCTCTTTATTGTCAGTATAGCTAGTATATGTATAGCTTTGTGACTCATTAGCTCCGTCTATAAGAAACTCGTAGTTATAGACTATAGCTTTATACTTTTTTCCATCTCTCTTCCAAGAAACTTCTTTCATAGTTGCGTTCTGTAAATGACCATAAAACTCGCCTCTTACGTTTGGAGCAACATTACTACTTTTCTTTTTAGATTCTGGAACAAAGTAACTTTCTTTGTTGTTCAACAAGTCGTCAAACACGTCGTTAGTATTAGCCATTTGTTTTCTCCTTTTTTATTATCTTATTACATCTCTCTTTGCATGCTTCAAAGTTACCAGTGTCTATCTGCTTTTCATTAATAGCTTTGTAGATAGTGTTCCTAGTATCTTCATCTTGTATTTTACTTGCAAGTTCATTTAACTCGTAAGCTTGAGCCTCTGTCAAAGGGTCTGCTTCTGGTAAATCCTCACCCGCAAAGATATACAACCCTAATCCATGAAGTGCTATTGCTTTAGCTAGACACCTCTGAATAGAAGTATTAATCTGAAACGCATTAGCATTATCTATTGGTTGATTTCTATGGTCAAGCACTGGATGTATTTGGCTTCTAGTAACACCATCAACATTTACAGATACCTGAACATAAGAGCCAGTACCATTCTTCATGTATGGTTGCTTAGTTCCATGCTCATTCTCAAACAAGTGAACCTCCCACGTTGCTTCTGGACAAGCCTTTAATAGCTCTCGTACAGCATGCGCCCAACTCAGATAGTTAAATTGACCTTTCTTTTCAGTAAACTTAGAAACGTCTACTTTGTTTAGCTTTTGAAAGGTATTCTCTCTCTTTTTTACAGCCATGATTTTCTCCTTTACTTTTTCTTGAAAAAAGGTGGTTTGCAATGGTCTAGGAAATTACAGTACTTACACTCCCAGTCTTCAACGGGAGATAGTCCTTCACTAAACATTGGTAATCCTTTTTCATGTTCTCTGTTAATATTTGTCCAATAATTCCTCGCCTTAGCTAGATAAGACATAGAAACCTCTCTTGCTTTCATTCTCGATGTATCTTTATTGTAATAATACAAAAACATACCATCAAGTCTACCAAATTCTTCTCTTATTGCAAGTCCATATGTAGCCAACTGAAGCTCTTGATGAATAGATGGATTGGTATCAAAATGCTTTGTTCCAAACTTTCTACTCCACGGAAAGCTTCCCATAGTTTTAAAGTCTATAAGGTAGACACTATCATCAAACTGCGAGACAGCAACTAAGTCATAAAATCCTCTAACATTAAACTCTTCCAATATGATTTCTTTTTCAATATGAAAATCAAATCTTTCGTTTAAAATTTCTTTTTGGAAATAAGGTATTTCTTTTTCTTTACTATCTATAGTATCACTATCTATAGTATTACTATATATAGTAAGGAGAGATTCTTGTAAATCTTCATGTACAATTGTACCTAGTCTCAGAACTCTATTTGATAATTCATTCACTGGATTGGTAGGATTTATCTGCTCAATAGAACTAAAATAGTTCTTTCGTGAGCAAAAACCACTGCTAGAGGCATGATAATACTTTTCCTTGCCCTTATACCTCTCTTCATAGTTTTCTTTGTATTTGACTTGAATATAGTCGTTATACAGCTTTTCTATATCTACTGGACACTTCATCTACTTATTTTTCTCTACATATGTGGTAATTAAATGTGAGACAACACGATTCATAGCCTCACCATTAGTATAACAAACACCTTTAAACTTATTCCAAAGTTTAATGTCCATGTTCGTTAGTATAATATGCTTTTTCTCACTCATTCTCATATCCTTTGTTTTTTAATTTTATGGGAGCTTGACCCTCGTTAGACAAGAGTGCCTCGCCTGTCAATATCCCCCATAAAACTATATCAATAAACTTGTATATTTTATTAATCATTAATGTAATATACAAGGATTATTTTTTATTTTCTTGTTTTATTTTCATCATCGTCTCGAAATCTGGAAGATTATCCCAATCCCAGTGATGTTTATTGTATTCTTCTTTGCTTCCTACTATCTCTAGGAAATCCATTATGAAGTCTGCCATACTGCTCATCACCTACCCCCTTTTAAGAAACTTTCTGTTAATCCTATAATTACCATTAATATCAAGAAAACTTGTATTGCTTCTATCATTCTTCACCCCCCGCCAACTTATTCCTTCTATTGACCATTGTGGTGTATGCCAGTGCTGATACATAATAGTTTCTCATTATTATATTATTAGTACCTCTTGGATATGTTATATCTATTGTTTCATCTATTTTTGTGTCCATTTGCTCTATAAGGTTATCATATACCTCTAGGATTTGTCTACATACCATGCTCTTACTCCTTTGCCTTTATTTTAGCTTTTTCAGCTTGTTTTTTAGTTTTCGATTAAATCTATTCATTGCTTCATCTCGCCCTTCTAATATACCCGTGTTCTTTTCTGGTTGCAATAATGACATATAGTAGCATATGTCATCCCACATGTCTGGATTTATTGGATGAGGTAATAAACATTTGTCTGATTCTGGATTCAATACTTGCAAGATATCAAACAATTTATCCCAGTCACTTCGTGTGTCAAATTTCATTATTCGTCCTCCTCTAATGAGAATCCCCATTTTATAAGTTGATTTTTTATTATTTGTGGTAACTCAAATATTCCATCGTAGTCTACAAGTTCGCCCTTGTCGAACCATAAGCCTCCTTCTGCGTAATAATCTCCATCATCTGAGTACATCTCAAAGCTACCGTACTGCTTCATTGGGTCAGCTTGAATATGATAGGTCATCTCTACTTCTTCCCAATCTGTAGCACCATGACTATATTCAAGTCTTACTTTATGATTGTCTTTTACTATTGTTGTTTTCATTATTCGTCCTCGCTTTCATTTTTATCTATACATTTGTTACATGACCAAACCTCATCGCAATAATCTCCTTGATTTATATCTACAAGAATAAAATCGCCATCATCTTTGGTCACACTGTCACTACATACAAAACACTCCCAATACATAATTACTCCTTATTTATTTATTTCTTCCACTAATTCTACTCGAAATTGAATAGGTTTGGTTATACTCGCCTCATCAAAATTGTAGATAAAACTTTGGACATCAGCTAGTTCTCCATCATCTAATATTTCTAAATAGTAATCATGAGGATTCTTAAAGCTAGTGTTTATTTTATTTGATTCTTTATATAAAAATATAGAGCCATCTGATTCGACATATGGAGATAATCCCATTTTATGAAACTCTCTCTTCACCGCCTTTGCTACAGCACAACTACGACCACAGCCTCGTTTACCATTCCATATATCTTCTTGTGTTACTTTTATTGTATTCATAATTACTCCTCTACTTTGATTTTAGGTAGTTTACTTGGTTGCCATATCTCTAGGAACAATTTCATTGCCTCGTCATCAGATATGTCTTTGTATCCTACAGTTCCATGCAAGAACACTTCATATAGGTCGCTTGTTTGCATTGTCTCAGCTTCGTAATAAGCTAGCATCTCTTTCATTTTATCATAGTCTGGTCTTCGCATTTTATACTCCTTTTGATTAGTTTTAATATAAAAATAGTTATTGATAATTGCATGATAATTCGTGTTGCTGAATCAATAAAATATATCATGTCAAATGTAAGTTCACTCATTTTAAGCCTCTCCTTTTTCTTTCTTTTTTTGTTGTTATAATAGCACTTGCTATCGTTATTACTAATACAATCGTTGAAAATATAAATACTTCAATCATTTATTCATCCTCCTCATAGTTATTATTTTTGATTTCTAGGTATCTTAGATAGAATGTATACAGTAATGCTATCATAGATATTAATACAATTATATATTTCATATTAAAACCACTCCCCATGCTTGTGTACGGCTAGAATAAATCCGCCTACTATTATTATAAATATTATTGATGATATTATTATTGCTGTTGTATCACTCATTATGCCTCTCCTTTTTTTTCATTTGCTAATATCCGTACAGTTTGCATGAAATCTCTCAGCTCTATATCATCGCTAGGAATCTCATCTTCTATCTTTTCGGATATATGTTCTTTGTTTATTAGTTTTTTTAAAAATTTATGTGCTACATCTAGTCTGCGTTCAAACTCTTTTAATCTTTTTTCTTTATCTTCTTCAGATAAATCTTCCAATTTCTTCATGCGTAGCTTTTTATATTCCTTAAATGAAATCATTACTCATCTCCTACATAATCGTATGGATTATCGTTGTTATAAAATTCTTTTAATATTTCTTCTATGAATTTCTTTTTATCTATTTCTTTTAATTCATATTTGACAATTAGCTGTGCGTATTTCTTTTTATTCATTATTCATCTCCTTTGTTAAACATTTAATGCACAAACAAATATCATTCTCTAATCCACATATGGAACCATCTAAAAAACTGCCCTTTATATTACATTTATCGCAATTATAATCGCCTTCTTCGTATTTCTTTTTATTCATCTTTTTTCCTTTCATGTAGTAATCTTGGATACATCAATATGCTAATTATTGCTACTATTATTATTCCTAGTATTATCATTAATTTATTCTTCCTCCCTTGCTTTATCTTTTAATTCTTGAAATTCTTCGCTACCAATAAATTCAGATAGGCCTAAATATATTAGTTCATACAATTCAGCTTGAACAACTTCGTATATCGAAATATTTTTATCAGATGTATCTATATCCAATAATTCAAAATTATGTGCCATGTATTGTCCAATACCCCAATAATAAATTGGAACTTCTCTATCAGCTATTTCATGTATTGCATCATCAATATCATCATAATCTTGGTATTCATCTTTTAATACATCAATAGCATTTTCTATTAATCCTTCAATGCTATAATCTACTTTTGTTCCTATTTCATTTTTCATTTACTCATCTCCTTTTTTGTTGTTGCGTTCGTAATCAAAATCATTTATAGAACGGCTAGATAAAGGGCAAAAAATCCATTTAGGTGGTATGTTGTCCAAGCTATCGGAATCTTTGTTAATTAGGCTATGCATGGCGACAATAGAGCCACTTATGAATATTGATTCTTCTTGCACACTTGTTATCGTTCTGTTGTTTTGTTTTATTTCTAGTAATTCTTCTACTTTTTTTATTACTTTTTTTACTTGCTTTTCTTTTACACTATTCTTCTTCACTATCTACCTCGCTTTCACAATAGCAATCTTCTTCTTCGCAATTATCACATACTTCTACTTCGTATTCTTCAATCTCTACGGTATCTCCTTGCCATACCCAATCAAGACAAAAATCATTCCAACATTCAATATCTCCACAAATATAGGTACCACTTGTATATGCTCTTTGTATTTCAGTTTCTTTAGGTGTCGCATGACAGTATTCACACTCACCATCCCAATATTCTTTTTTTACTTTCATTTTATTCTCCTTTCAAAATCATTTAATGACTCAATCGTTCCACAGTCACTACAAATTTCTGTTTCGTTGTCTATTCTAGATAATGCATTCAATCCCTTTTCTTTCATTTCTTCAAAACATCTTGGACAAGTTTCTCTGTTTCTATCAAACGGTGTTAAGTTTATCATTTTGCTACTCCTTTTTATTTATAAATTGATAAAGTTTTTAATATAATGTCCATGCTTGTATCTAACTTAATTAAGTTTTTACGCATCTTTTCTAGTTCTAATTTTTCGGACGGTATTACTTTTCTTAATGTATGTATGTCTGATATTAAATCGTTTAAATTGTTCTTATGATTAATTAATTTGCTTAAGTCTGTCATTTTACACTCCTTTTTATCTTGTTTACCTATACCTACCGAAGTAGGTTTCGCTAGAATTTCACTAGCTCATCAGTAGGCTATACTTGGTACTTATTAAAGAATCTATCCGCCTCATCCTTGCCGAATTTCTCCTTCACTTGCATACATATCAATCTGATAATATTGTGTCCAAATGGAGTGCCTACGACCTCTCTACATTCCGCTTCTAGCTCTTTTATCTCCTCCCTTTTAATAGCTTCTTCATCTCTCATGGTTTTGTACTCTAACCAATCAGCATATGAAGTTTCTCTATCGCAATGACAGTCCAATGGAAAAAACATATTTTTGCTATTATCAAAATCATCTAATAACATTTTTAGTTTTTCATCGCTACAATTATATCCGTTGTCATAGATAAATTCATATAGCTCAGATGCTCCTATTTCAATGCCCTCATCTACAATATCATCCATACCGCTAGAACCTAAGTCGACACCATATTTATGTGTGCCTAACTCAATACCTATATATGCCTCTTCTCTGTTTCTCATGATTTTGCTCCTTTTTTGTTTATTGATTTTATATACTTTTTAAATTCTATTTTTATGCTTTCCCATTCACCGCATGGAACGATTAACCAATATACTGTATCGTTGCCCATACCGCTGATTGTAAGACCTTTCCCGCCATCGTAGCCACCTACTGTGCGGAAAGGTATTTCTTCGGTTTTTAACTGTATTTTATTAGTTGGATTATCAGCAACAAAATTATTAAATGCTTTGTATTGTTTCTTGTCTACTGAAATATGTAGGTGATTGTTTTTTATTTCGTGGTATCGTGGTTTACTCTTGGTCATCTGTATATCCCTCTGCTATTGTGGAATCTAGCATTTGAAAAAATACCATTAGTTCCCATGCTAATGTTTTACTTCTTTTTTGTATTCTAGAGTGTAGGTCTAAAAAGGTTTCATCTTGGTGTGCTTTGTTTTGGAATGATGCAAACATGCGGTTTGACTCTTTTCTGTAGGTTTCTTTTTTTTCTTTTATTTTAATTACTTTGCTTGTTTCTTTTTTCATGGTTTAAACTCCTTGTTAATTTGTTCGCTTGTAAAATATATACATAATTGGAGCATTAATCCTAATAAATAAAATATATAAAATATATAGATAATTGTTAATAAATCCGTATATTGTACAAGGATAACGAACAACAAAAGAAACGGAGTAAAAATGAAAAAAATAAAAATTAAATTTAACACTTGGAGTAATAAAGATAAATTAGAATTTTTAAATAAATTACAACGGTATCAAATAGATGAAATGCTGAAAGGCAATTCTATCACTGTAATACATAAACGAAACGGAGTAAAATAATGGATAATAAAAAAGAAAGTATATTCATAGAAATTGATGTTATGTACACTGATGACGGCCATGCAATATATATGGTAAAAGATTATTACCGTGACTGCCCACCAGATTGCACGCATGGAATCGGTTACTACTTAGATGATTGTGTACTAGAAGAGGACCTAGACGAATGGAGAGAGGAGTATGATATAGTAATAAAAAAAGATTATAGATGTTTCTCATAATATAGATAACTTAAAAATGAAGTTTAACAAAAAAGGGAGTAATAATAAAATGGCACAAATGCAAACAGTAGGAACACACAAAACAAACATAGTAACACTAGAAGGATTAACAAATGTAATATATCATAA